GCCATTTCCATCACCTTCTTTATATATCGAATATACCACATATAAAACTATCAAGTTTATCTTTATCAAGAGGGAAACCACTAGCTTTTGGATGACCTCCTCCACCAAATTGTTTAGCTATATCAGTCAAATTAATATCGTCCTTAACGGTTCTTAATGATACTGTTCCTTGTTTAATTATAGCTACAAAATCTAATTCTTCATGTCTTTCACATAGAGTGTTTCCTAATTCACTTGTGTAAGAATCAGCTATAACTATACCTATTTTATAAAGTTTAAAATCTTTAATTATAAGTTCTTTTTCTTTTATGTTAATATAATTATCTATTTCTTTTTGTTTTATCTTCAATATTAATTCATCTGTTTCACTAAATAATTCTTCATTATTTTTTATTCTATTCACCATATCATAGACAAATTTTTCTCTACCTAATATATAAAGTAAATCACTTAATTGTTTAGCCTCTTCATTTCTAAATATTTCTTTCCATTCCCAAGTGTCGTACTGTCTTACCAATTCAACAAAATCGTCTAGTGATTCATTACATACTTCTTTAAGAAGTAAATCATCTAATAAATAAATGAATGATAAGTATGTACCGCTATTTTTAAATCCATCTGGTAAATGAGTCATTACACAAGCAAATGAATATTTATCTAAATGTACTGCTGAAGGATGATGGTCTAATAATTGCACATTTAAGTTTTCTTTGTCTATTCTTTCTGCTAATTCTTCACTCACAGATAAATCAGTTATGAATAATTGTTCATAAATCCCAAATCTTAATTCTTCTAATGATTGTTCTACAATATCATTAACTTCATTATTTCCTACTGAAAGTACATCTACTTCGTTGCCATATAAAAGTTTAAACACTACTTCACAACCTATACCATCTAAATCATTATGTGTTATTAATTTTATCATATACTAATCCTCCTCTTTAACTTGATAATATTCACATGGTTCACCACATATCTCATCTTTAACTAAACAATAATCATTATAAATATCTTCGTCTATATACCACTCTTTTTTCAACATATAAAATTCACAATATTTACACATTTGCACTTTTGTTCTATAATCTTTTTTTGCTTCTTCTAATGTTAATCTTCTATTTGGAATAGGAATTTCTTTTAAATCTATGGTTTGTTTAGGTTTTCTATTACCTCTTTTAAACATTTAATCACCTCCAAAGGGAGTGGAGAAATTAATCTCCACTATTTATTATTGTAATTTAGCCAATACTTCTGATAATTGTTCTGCATCTAATGTTGCTACTGATTTTGACCCTTTTTCTTTCATATATTCTTTTACTATATTTTTAGCATTTGCATCTTTAAGTTTTTCTTTTAATTGATTTCTTAATTCATCTATTGATATTTGTTGTTCTTCTTTTTCTTGTTGTTCTAATTGTTCTTGTACTTGTTTAGCTTCTAACTCCTGTTCTTTTTTCTCCTCTTTTCTTAATTCTTCTACGTCATGTTTTATATCTGATTTTTTCAATGAATTTTCAACTCCCATTTTAAACGCTTTCATAAAATTTTCTGCTGATAATTCTAATTTTTCTGGCAAACCTTCAAATCTACTACCACAATCAATTAAACCATTAGAAGTAAAGTACATATATCTTTTGGCATCTACTTGTACACCATCTTCAATAACTCTTTCTGTTGCTAAATTAACTATCATCTGTGCTGAATTAGATATTGGTGAATAAAAGTCAAATCTCAAGTTAGTTGTTAATTGTTCGTACTCATCGTTAGTTAATGTATCTTTTTTACCTTTATATTTAGTGTGTCCTAAGATAAATAGTGCTATAGGCAATCTATCTAATTTATGTATTTCATTCATTACTAACTCTAATAATCTATCTCTTCCACGGGAATAGCCTCCGAAACAATCGTTAAGACTTTTAGATGGTTTACCTGTTTGTCTTCTACTTTCTTCCATAACGTGTTCTATGCCTATATCAAATAAAGTATCTAATGTATCTATTACTACCATTTTTATACCTAATTCTTTATGATTTTTAACTAAATCATCTACTACTTGCACAAACCCTCTATTACCTTCTGAATCTTCTTTTTTGCTAAATTTTAAAACTTCTTCATATTGTATATCTGGTAATGCTTTATAACCTTGTTCATTTCCACAACTGATTAATAACATTTCATCTAAACTATACTCTTGTTTTGCTAATTCATAAACTGTTGTTGTCTTCCCTATCTTCGCTTCCCCCATTAATATATAATGTGAGTAAGATGTTAAATCAACTTTCACTTTATTTCTTTTTATACTCATAGTATCACTTCTCCTCTTTATTAATTATTTTTATTTAATTCTTTTTCTAATATTTTTTCTATATTATCAAATTCCCAGTATGGAATTCTAATCAATTTCCACCTATGTTCTTCTGCATATTTATCTTTTAATTTATCATGTTTTTGCAACTGTTTATATTTTTCTTTAGTCATCATTCCTTTTATATGTTCAAAATGTTGTTCACCATCGTATTCTATCCAAATTCTTTTATCTTCAATTATAAAATCTGGTCTTAAAGGTCTACCAGACTTAGATAATAAGTCTTTGAAATACTCTTTGTCATGGATATATTCAACGTTCATATTATTCAACACTTTTGAAATTTCAATTTCTCCCCTAGATGAATTACATTTTTTACATATAACATTTTCATTATAAATATCGTTTCTATTTATTTTTTCTAGACTTCTTTCAAATTCATCTCCACATTTTTCACATATAAATTTATATTTTTTATTACTCATAGGCATCACTTCAAAAGGCGATTTTTTATTATTTTTACTCCAATATTTAGCTTTTTCGGGATATAAACTTCCGAAACTATCTAATGGATGTACCTTATAAGTTCCACAGTAACCACATCTACTACCTTTGTAGAAATGCGCAACAGTAACAAAATATCCACCTTTATCATTATGATATTCATGTTCTTGACACAATAACCATACCTTTTTATTACTCTGAGGTGCTATATCAAAAGGACTAATTGTGTTTTTAGGAGACCAATATTTTTCTATAGCATTATCACCATAGGTATCAATTAACCATTGTCCAAAACTATCTTTAGGATGTGTTTTACCACTTTTACCCGTACAATAAGGGCATCTGTTTCCTTGATGAAAGTTTGATATATATATGTTGTAGCTACCATGATAATTTATTTTATCACATTTTATCCATATTTTTAATTGAGAAGTATTTTTACTTATACAATAAGGATTTAAATCATTCTTTTCCCAATCCCAATATTTATTTAAAGGTTCTTTTAATTCTTGTTGTATATAATAAGCAAATGAATTTTCATAAGAATTACAACAATATTTACAATTTCCACCTTTTTTAAAATAACTTAACTGCACGTCATATTCTTTGCCACAATAGGGGCACTTAACTCTTATATAATTAGTTTTAGAGTTACTTTTATTCTTACTATCTATAGTCACTTCATTCCAGTAATAACTCCCAATGTATTCATAACCATCTCCTCTCTTGTTTACATTTTTCCTGTGTTCCTCATTCTGATACATTTCAATCACTTCTCCTTTTATTAATTATTTTTATTTGTTATTCTTATCAATATTTTATAACTTATTTATTCTACATTTTAACCACCCCTTATATTATCGTATTAACAATTCTATCTTAAAAATTACCTATGATTTTAATTATTTTTTTATATTTTAAATAAATTTTTAAATATTTCTTTTACCACATTCACTGTTATAGTGTTTCCTGAAACTTTATCTAATAGTCCTTTTGAGATTCCATTATTTAATAATAAATCTACATAATCAGGATTAAATCCTTGTAACTTAAACCTTTCCCTTTGAGTTAGGTGTCCGTTAATTTCACTATAAACTGTATCATTTTTAGTAGTTAATGTAGGACTCACACCATTTATACTATAAATTCTATTTGATGTAAAAGATGATTTAAAATAACCTTCACTAACTCCATCGAATAATTTTTTTATATTAAATATACTATTTTTATATTCTTTTGTGAAATATTTAGGATTATTATAAGGTTTTAAACTTGCTTTTATTTCTTTCCTAGGTAAATTTTCTAATATATCTTTAACTGTTTTATTTGTTTGTTTTCCTAGAGGGAATTTAAATCGCATATCATCTATGTCTTTTCTTATACACACTATAAAAATTCTTTCTCGTGCTTGTGGTATATCAAAATATGTACTCTTCATAACTTTCCAATATACATTATATCCTATCTCTTTTAATGTATTTATTACTATATCAAACGTATTTCCTTTATCGTGTGATATCAAACCTTTGACATTCTCTACAATCATATATTCAGGTTGTTTATATCTTGCTATTCTTACACTTTCAAAAAATAAATTTCCTCTAGTCTCATCATTAAATCCTTTTCTCTTCCCTGCTATAGAAAAACTTTGACAAGGAAAACCAAAAGTCATTAAGTTAAAATCAGATAATTTTTTTTCATCAACTTTATTTATATCACCTAAATTTTTATACATAGGTATATTCTGTATTAAACTATAACATTTTGCAATATTTTTATCAAATTCACAATAGTTAATTAACTCATAATCGATATTTAATTGTTTTAATGCTTCTTCAAAAGCACCGATTCCACTAAATAAACTTAATACTTTTAATTTTTCCACTATTACATCTCTCCTTTTATTAATTATTTTTATTTGTTATTCTTATCAATATTTTATAACTTATTTATTCTACATTTTTATCACCCATTATATTACTGTATTAACA